TCAGGTAGTGCTTTTACAATTTCAAATGTTCCTAAAATTGCTTTACCAACAAAGGTAAATATTCCTCTTAAGTTATCCATTAAAATAGCACCACCAATTAAAACATTTTTTGTAACTTTAATCATAAAGTCAGACATGTTTATTGCCAACTTACTTAATACTTCATCATTTGCTTCTATAATATTATTAATGTCTGCTAAACCTTGTTTTACAAAATCAAAAAATCCAGCTTTATTAGTTTCGTTTTTAAATTTAAAAAGTTTATCTCCTAACATTGATAAAGTTCCTGTCATAGTTGTTGATAAAACTTCTGTTGCTTTTTCAAATCTTCCACCTTTACCAAAGGTTTTCTCAAATGCTTCTATTGTTTCTTCTATTGAAACTGTTGCTCCTACTTTAAATCCTAATAATGCTCTTACACCTCTTTCTCTAAATATATCGGCAGAAGCTATACCTCCTGAAAATGATCTTTGTATTTGTTCTGCTGTTGTTCTAAAATCTATTCCTGTTACTGCCGCAACATTACCAGTAATTTTTAATATTCTTGTTAAGTCATCTGCATCTTTTGCTACAACTGCTAAATTTCCTGATGCTGTTGATATTTCTTCTAGAGAGAAAGGTACTCTTGCCGCAAATTTAGTTAAATTATCAAATGCTTTTGTACCCTCTTTAACATTGCCAAATAAAAAGTTAAATCTTACTCCAAGATTTTCTATTTCCATTCCTGTTTTTAATAACGATCTTACAACTAAAGCACCACCAACTCCTATTAAAGCAGATTGAACTGAAAATACTGCACTTCTTAAATTTGTTAAACCAGCTCTTATATTATTAAAAGCCATTTTTGTTTTATCTTTTGCTAATATATTTAAAACTAAATTTTGTGCCATTATCTGTGTTTTGCTTTATTCATTTCGTGTGTTTGTTCTTCATTTTCTAATAAAAGATAGCCTATCCAATGGTTATACTCCCATTCTTCCATTTGTAAAACTTCTTTTAAAGATATTTTTAACCTATCTGCTACAATAAAACAATTCTTTAGTTGAGGATCGGATTTTAGTTTTTTTTTACTTCTTCAGGATTGATTGCTCTGACCATTTCTGTGGCTATGCGTGAGAGAACATCTGAATCTACTTTGTGCATTAATGCTATTTTATCTTCTAATGTAAATAGTTTATTACCATCTTTATCTAGTCCTTTCATAACTAGAATATCAGCAAGAATACTTACATCATTAAGATTATCAGACTTTTTAAATAATTTATTTTTTTCAGATAGTGTTATAGGATTCCAATAAATGACACTAGGATTACCAGCTTCATCTTTCCATTCATCAACTTCAATATGCTGAACACCAAGAGACTCAAAGTGAGATTTTGCTCTGTCAATAAATTTCATACAATATTATTAGACAGTGCCTCTTGTTAATGCTCCTGTGCCTTGAAAAGTAACTGATCTAGTAGTTATTGCATCTAATCCAACATTGATACTCATTCCAGTAACAATTCCTGAGCCTGTAAAAATTTCATCTCCTGAGCCATTGCCTTCTGGACCTAATATAAAAGCTATTGTAGTTCCAGCAGTTAATGTTTGTTGTGGAGAATCTGTTTCATCATAACTCATTTCTAAACTTCCTGAAAATGATGTTCTACCAGCTACAAAAGATTTAGTTGCATCTGAAAGTTGAGTGTCCTCAACAACATCAGAAGTAGTTTCAAGTGAATAGCCTGTCAACTCGCCAATTCCTGTTCCGCCAGCGGTTACGACTCCTTCTTTTCCAAAGTGTGTTGCCATTTTTTATTTTCCTTTTTACTTATTTGTTTTTCTTGTTTTTCTTGCTTCCAACCTAAATCTAAAAAATTATCGAGTTGAGTTTCGTTAACAATAACTTCATTCCCATCTTTATATAATTTAATGTCTTTAGCCATAATGTCTTTTACTATTTATCTTCATCTTCGTCAAGTTCTTCATCTTCTTCCCACTCATTTTCTTCATCTTCAATATCAACAGTGTTACCATCGTCTATTTCTCTATGAGTGTCAATAAGTTCTTTAATATCTGCTACTAATTCTTCAATTTTATCTAATTTTTTTTCTGCTTTGTCTAATG